CCCGGCTTTGAGCGCATAGATCAGTTCGACCAGCCGGTCGGACGGGTCGGCGCCAAACGCGCCCGCAGACCCCGTGGCGATGTGGCCGAGATTGCCCCAGCTCCAGCTGTCATCGGCAACACTGGGGTAATCGAGAAAGCCGCGCGGCTTGTTGACGCCGTCACCGGACACAAACGCCGCGCCCTCCTGCTCGGCGAAAGCCGCTTCCACTTCGGCGGCAATCCAGCCCTCGATGTCAAGCGCACCATCCTCGATCAGCGAAGCGGTTGCGGCCGGCATTGCGTAGAGTTCCATGGTTGGAAACTGCAGCTCCGCCAGTTGCGGTGCCGCCGTCTGCGGCCGTGCATCGGTCTCGCCCACCCAGCCGGTGGCCATACCATCGAGAGCAAAGGGTTTTTTGAGCACCGCGCCCGAGACCTGCCGCACGGTGGCAATCGAGCGTATCGGCGAAAGTTCGGACAGCCTGCGCCCGATCTCGCTGTCGAGTTCGTCTGGCACCAGATAGCCGCCATCGGCGTCACTGCCCGCCGACATCGCCTTCAGCTCGGCCTGGCGCATTCCGGCCTCGTCGCCACGCCGGACATAGGCATCAAAAGCCTGCCGCACCGGGCCCGGCGCATGGCCGCCGCCACGGCCGAGGTCGGGACGGGCGCGTTTGACCGCAAGCGCGTCCAGAGCGCGTTTCTGTTCGTCGAGCGCCGTATCGATACGCGCCATCTTCTCTTCGGTGAGCACGTCAGCACCGCCGCGCCGTTCGATCTCGGCCAGCCTCGCCTCATTGGACTGCTTGTAGTGTTCAAACGCGGACATGAAGTCTTCGAAGGCGGCGGAAACGTCAGCGTCGAGGCTCTTGGTCTCCGGCGCGCGGTGCAAGTTGGAATGCAGTGTCATCGGTCGTCCTTTCAACAGGTTGGGTTCGTTAAGCCGGGGACAGCCCACAAGTGCGCCGGTCAGGGTGCGCATGTGGGCTTCCAGGCGTTTGAGATCCTCCGGCGCAGCGTCCTGCCTGTCCGAAAGTGCGCCAAAACCACGGGCGATCAGCCCGCGTGCCTGGCGTCTGCTCAGCCCCGCATCCCGCGTGAGCCGGCGTTCGAGTTCGCGCACGGTCAGTGTCGGAGCCGACGCAGTCGGTGACGGCGGCTGGCATCCCGCTGCCTTGACCGCTGTCACTCGCGCGCCGGGCTGCATCGGAAATGTCACCACCGAGATTTCCCACAGATCGGCGCTGAGGATCCGCCGCACCCCGGCCTTGGCCTCGGTGCGGGCGCGCAAGGTTTGAAAACCGATCGACAGCCCATCGAGCGCGCCGGATTTCATCAGCTCATGGACCTCCCGGGCGCGGGCCACGCCGAGCGCCAGCTTGCCTTCGACATGCAGCCCGCGATTGTCCTCGCGGATCGCCAGCCAGCGACCGATCGGCTGGTCCGGATCGTGCTGATAGAGCATGCGCACATCGCTCGCCCCCCGTCGCTTGAGCGAAGCTGCAAAGGCCCCGGGTTCGATCACGTCACGGCCCAGATCGACCGCCCCAAACAGGCTGGCATAGCCCGAGAAACTGCCGTCGCCGCTGACGTCTTCCAGTGCCAGATCGACACGTTTGTGCTGCCGTCCGGATGTGCTCCAGTCCGTTGTCATGGCTTTTTCCTTGATGTTGTCGAAAGGGTTTCAGGCGGCCCGGTTCAGCCCTTCGGCCCGCGTCCGGTCCGGTCGGCAATCCGCGCCAACGCGCCGAGCACCCACCACGCGGTCATGCTGGCGGCCGCCGATCCGGTCAGCAGTGTTTCGGTTACCGACAGAAGCTCACTCACTCCCATCCAGTGCGCCAACGCCACGCCCGCCGGTGCGCCAAACACCAGACCGGAGACAATGCCGGCGACGGCGCGAGCCACTGCCTCGCGCGCGCCCTTGGGCATCATGTAGGCGAGCGAGACCAGCGCGCCGGCCACCGCGCCTGCGATGCGGGCAGCCAGCATTGCCGGCTCCGGATCCATGCTTTGCATTGCCTCGCTCCTTTCGTATTGAGCAACAAATTCCGCCTCACAGATTGAATCATGCGCTTGCCGGTTTGAATCCGTTTCAGCCCGCAACACGCTGATATCCAACAGCTTCCCGCTTTTCCTCGTCGGTCAGAAAATCAGCAGAACCAACCCGAGCCCACAGCCCGTCGCGCTCGGCGGAAAGCCCCGGCAGGCGGTCGGCGTCATAGTCGATCTTCAGCCCTGCCCCGTGGATGGGCTGCAGCCAGGCGGTCAATGCGGCGGCTGTCCGATGAACCAGCGGCAAGACCGTGAGGCGGCAGAATGCGCGGTTGGCTTCCTGGTAATTGGCGTAAGTCAGATCGCCGGGAATGCCGAGCAACATCGGTGGCACACCCAGCGCCAGGGCGATGTCACGCGCGGCTCCATTGCGTGCTTCGATGAAATCCATGTCGCGCGGGGTCAGCCCCATCGCCTTCCAGTCAAGCCCGCCCTCAAGCAGCATCGGTCGGCCGGCGCGGCGCGCGCCCTGATAGCCTTCCTCGAGCTCGGCCTTGAGCCGCTCATATTGCTCGGGTGTCAGATTGCCGCCGTCCTTGGGCTGATAGACCAGTGCGCCGGATGGCCGCGCCGAATTGTCCAGAAGCGCCTTGTTCCAGTTCATCGCCGCATTGTGCAGATCCAGCGCCATCAGGGCAGCTTCCAGCGGCGCGAAACCCAGATGATCATCAAGCGGATGAAACAGCTTGAGATGCAACAGCCCCGGCCCCTCTTCAGGCGTGACTGCAAAGCGCTGCCGCCTGCCCCCGGCCTGATGCTCATAGGCCACCGGCCAACCGTCAGGCCCGGTGATCACCCGCATCCGGTCAGGCCTCAGGAGTTGCAGCCCGGCCACATGGCCTCCGGCACTGACCGGGTTGATCCAGGCATTGCCAGACAGCATCAGATGGCCATAGAGCGTTTCGAAAAAGCCGTCCCCCGCGCCATTCGGGTCAGGCCGCCTCAGCAGATCAAGCACCGGGTGGCGCTCCTGCTCGCGGCCACCATCAAACACCAGCCAGGGCACCGACGCGGCTGCTTCCGCGATCATCCGTGTTGCCCGGTGCGCCACCGGATTGCGCATGAACCCCTCGCGGGAAATCGCTCCATAACTGCGCCCGCTCCATTGCGCACCTGCATCACCGGAGAGCGCCGCAATCGCACCTGGCAGCCAGCTTTTGGCGACAGGTGGTTTTTGCGCGGGCGGCGAACCCCAGGGAAGCCTCAATCCGAATGCCATATCAACGCCCTTTCAAAGCTCTGGAATCAAAAACCCCGCCTGCCGGTTTGGCCAGACGGGGTAAAAACGTCACTCACGTTTTTCGCGGTGTCCTCAAAGATGCCTGATTTGCGGTGCGCCCCGGCGGCCGAGCACCAGCTCGGTCAGCGCCCAGACCAGCGCGTCGAGCCGGTCGGGCGAACGCCCCGATGACAATCCGTCGGGGCCGAAATCACACATCTGGTCCTCCAGCGCGCCAAAGTGGCCGGCATGGACCACACGGCCCTGCTCATAAAGTGCCGCCACCGGTTCGGCGCGCAGCCACTTGCCGCGCGTTGCCCGCACGGTGCGAACCGGCAGCGTCGGATCGACGGTCCGAAGCACGCTTGTCACCATGTCGCCGCCCTGATTGATCTCGGCCACCACGCAGTCGGCGTCAAAGCGGCGGTAGAGCCGGCTTACGGCATTTGCCCAGGCCGACGGGCTTGCGCCCTCGACCGAACCATCGGCCAGCACCACCGCCCGGCCGTCCGCATCCAGCCCTGCTGCAATGATGCCGCAGCAGGAATATCTGGCTTCGCTCACTGCCGGCGGATCGACCGCCACCACGATACGGCTGAGCTGCCCGTGATTGCGCACTATCAGTGCCTCGATCTGCTCGCGCCGCCACAGCCCGTCCTCGCGGTCGGCAATGAGCTCACCGTCGAGTTCCTGCCGCCCCAGCCTTGTGCCGCCGTAACGCGCCCGGATGGCGTCAAGAAAACCCGTTGCCAGATGCTGCGCATTGTCTTGCGTCCGGATCCGCGTCACCCGCGTGGCCTTATCCTTGACCAGCGCGAGCATGAGTGGCGTTGCCCTTGGCGTGGTTGTCACCAATTGCCGTGGCGACGTGCCCAGCCGCAGGCCAAATTGCAGCATATCCCAGGTCTCGCGCTGGTGGCGCCATTTGCCCAGTTCGTCGCACCAGGCCAGATCGAATTGCGGACCGCGCAGGCTTTCAGGGTCTTCCGATGAAAACATCTGCGCCACCGCGCCCGAGGGCCACACCAGCCTGCGCCGCGTTGCCTCAAAACTCGGCCGGTGATCGCGCGCCACGCCCAAAATTCCCGACACCCCGTCAATCATCACCTCGCGGGCATCGCCAAAGGTCTCCGCCACCAGCGCAATGCGGCCATCCTTGCCAAGCCCTGGAACATCGCCCGAGGCCAGCGCCTGCACCCACTCGGCACCGGCACGGGTCTTGCCCGAGCCACGCCCGCCCATCAGCAGCCAGGTGCGCCACGCGCCTTCGGGCGGCAATTGCTCCGGCCTGGCGGCAAGCTGCCAGTCATGCGCATTGGCCATCAGCGCATCATCGTCAAGCCGCGCTACATGCGCCATGATCAACGCGTCCACGTTCACCGGATCTTGCCGCGTTTGCAGCTTTTGCCGTGAAGGATAGGCCAGCAGATTACGGCGCATGCCGGGCTTTGACGTCGGTCTTGTCCAGACGCTGCATTTGAGTGCGGTCGTTACCGAGCGGACTGTCATGCTTCCCCCTCTTCGGGGGCAACCGGTTTCTGATCCGCCGCCCGCTCGACCGTCAGCCGCTCGGCGGCGGCGAGGATGAGTTGCCGCACTGTCTGCCGCAATTGTTCGCGCTCGTCGGGACTCAGCGTCCGTTGCGCCGTACGGGCCTGATCCTCGGCAATCAGCCGTTCCAACTGGTCGATCTTTTCCAGCGTGCGGGCAATCAGCGCCACCTGATCCACCGCTGCCTTGCCTTCCGCACCGTCCTCGCCCAGCCGTGCCGCCTCACGGTCGAGCACAGCGCGCATCCGGGAAAGCATCCGTTGTGAGCTTTCGGCTACAAGCGTCGGCGCAGACGCACAATCACGCTCCGCCGGTGGCACGGCTGCGGTCACATCTGCCGATCCGTTCTGCTTGAGTTCAAGCGGCTCGACCGCCAGCACCATCTCGACCAGCTGGTCGATCAACGCCGTCTCGTGCCCCGCCCTCACATCCGTTCCGGACAGCATGCTTGCCCCGGCAACCCCAAAGGTTTCGGTCATGGTGCTCCTCGCACTTGGTAAAATATGGACTTGATGCCGGTCAGGCCGTCCGGTCGCGCGGTCCTACAGCGTCCCTGTCGCCGGGTCGATTAAAAGCGAACCGATGATAGGCAGGCCCGCTCAAGCTGATATCGTCGCCTACGAATGGGCCGGGCTGCCGCTGGATTTCTCGTGCAGCACCACCTGGGTGTTCAAAGGCACCCGGTTGTAGAGGTCGACCACATGGTCATTGACCAGCCGCGCGCAACCGTTGGAAACTGCACCGCCGATCGTGCGCGGATCGTTGGTTCCGTGAATGCGCAGAAATGTGTCGCCCTGTTTGCGGGTGAACAGATAGAGTGCCCGCGCGCCCAGCGGATTGTTGATGCCGCCTGCCATCCCTTCCGCATACCTGGCGTACTGCTTCGGATCGCGCCGGATCATGTCAGGCGTCGGCGTCCATGCCGGCCATTCCTTTTTGGCACCGACAAAGAACGTGCCCGGGTGATAGAGGTTCTTGCGCCCCACTCCAACGCCGTAGCGCATCGCCTTGTTGCCGGGCAGCGTCAAAAACAGCAAGAACTGATCCGGGAAAACATGGATCGCCCCCGGTTCGAAGTTGTCACGCATGGTCACCAGACGCGGCATGTATTTTTCGGGCAGCACAAATTTATCTTTGGCCTTGTGGGCCTGGGCGGGGAACAGACTCAGTGATCCTGCGGCCAACGCCGCACCGGAGGCTACGAATTGACGGCGATTGAGCACTTGAAACTCCTTCGGGATTTTCGATTTGACTGCGGCGACAGGCGGCGCTTCATCGCCGAATGTCCATATTCGATGGTACCAATTTCCCCACCCCGGTGCTCGGCATCTTGCCGACGCGTCACCGTACAGTGGCCCTGTGAGCCAACGATAACCGCAGGACACTCATCTTGCAAACCAGGTTGCATTCCCGTCCAACGTGTCGCAGCAGGCCGTTCCGGACCCAACAGCAGTGCCGCCCGGCATTCGCAAGGAACTCGATCATCACAGGCTC